TTTACGTTTATATTTTTCTAAATTATGCATATTTTTAGCTATATCATAATAATGACCTAACCAAAATTTAGGCATAAAGTTAGGTATAACTGTAACATTTTCATTACCGGTTTTTTCTCGATAATAATCTCTCATAAAATTATTTGTTACAGTTATTTCATCACATATTGCCATGCATTCTTGTGCACTTTTTCTTATTGAATCGTCAGTAAATGCATTTTTATATTTGTTATATTCAGGTATATCTTCTCTAAAACAAATGTCATCAATCTCATATATTAGTCTTGAATTATTTTCATTAGCTTGCTGCTTTAACCACTTAACAAACTCTAATTGTTGAGGAGTTGCTTGTCTTTGTATTCTTATACCTTTAACTCCTTTATATACTCTTGGATCGACATTCATTATAGTTGATCCCTGAACTACAGCTTTTTGATGAGCATTCATTACCTGCTCGGGCCATAACATTCTCCAATGCCCACAACCTGAATAATCTGCATAGTAGTTCATAAATCTAGGCAATTGCTGATCTTGAGGAGCAGGCATTGTACTAATTTTATTACCAGGATTAGCCATTGGTGGTGCTTGAGTCATCATTGGCGGAGCTGAACCCCCTAAAGGTGTTTGCTTTGGTTGAAATGGTAAGTTACCTTGTATATACATATATTTTACTTATCTTGTTATTTTTCTTAATCAACGAAACTGATACGTTTAGTTATACCGTTATGTTTTTCTAAAAAGATTATATCTCCTGATGCTGCTTTTATGCTTTCTTTTCTATGGCTAATAACAAATACACATTCATTATATTTTTCAACTCTTTCATTTAGTATTTCTAATACTAACTCAACACCTTTTTCATCTAAACTACTATCAAATAATTCATCATAAAAGCTGATATTATAATGCACATCTCCTTGAGCTTTTCTCATATCCATAAAAGAGAACAAACAAGCTAAATCTATAGCTTTTCTTTCAGCCCCTGAAAAATTATTATAAGTGCATATCTTACCTTTTTCATTTACTATTTCTTCTTCAAAGTATTCATTAAACATACAAACACAATTACTATCTAGCTTTTTAAGAAAATGAGTTAATTTACTATTAAAATGTTGTAATATTTTTTTAACTATAAAACTTTTTACTCCTTCTTCACTTACAACAAATTTTACCACATCTAATAAATTTAAAACTTTTTTAATACTATTAAGTTCATTACCAATAGTTTCAACTTTTTGTTCTAACTCTGATACTGATTCTGAAAAAGTATTATTTTCACTTTTTACCCCTTCAAGTTCATCTTCAACTTCTTTTATACATTTATTAATATATTCTATAGAACTTTCAACATGAGTCTTACCAAATTTTTGCTTTTCGATATCAGATATTTTACCTTCAACTATTTTTATAGCTTGATGTATTTTACCCAACTCAGTATCAAAATCTTTTAAATTTTCTTGATCTGTTAATATATCACTATCGGCTTGATCTAATTGATATTGAATATATATTTTTTCTCGCTCTATTCTTACATGATCATGGTCTTCCATAGGTCTTAGACAAACCGGGCATGTATCTTCTTCAGTACCTAACTTGCTCAATTTTTCTTTATTATTATGCAAGTTTAATTTACTTTCAGTTATATAAGTATAAAGATCTTGTCTTTTATTCTTTTTATCTTCAAATTTATTATTTAACTCTACTAACTTCTCTCTATAGGGCTCATCATCTAACTCATTAATCTTATCTAATTTATCATTAGCTTCTCCCAAGTCTTCCTTATGTTTCTCTATAGTCTCTTTAAGTATACCAATACGATTATTTTTATTAGTATTAAACGTGTCTCTATGACCTTTTTGAGCTTCAAGATAGTTATTACTTTCTTCTAATCGAGTAATTTCAACATCAAAATTTCTTTTAACTTCGTTATAATTAGTTCTTAACTCATTTAACATTTTAGAAAAAACTTCAAGATTAAAAATCTGCTCAATAAATTTACGTTTATCATTTTTACTCTTACCCATAAAAGGTATATGATTATTAAGAGTCATAATAACGCAGTTTTGAAATATTTCAGGAGTAGAAGATAATACAGTATGAATATACTCATTAGTATTTACTATACTATCTCTCGTTTTATCGTTACCATTTTTATAGATATAACATTTACTTGGATTCAAAGTACGTATAATATTAAACTCATTAACTCCATGTTGAGGGTCATCAACTGTAAACGTTAATTGAACTTCGCATGTACTTGCAGTTAAGTTATTAGCAATAAAATTCTTTTTTATATCTCTTAATGTAGTACCAAAAATAGCAAAATATAAAGCATCAGCTACGGTACTTTTACCAACACCATTTCTCCGATCTTCTTTATCTCGATTTATACCAGTAATAATATGAAGACCTTTTTTAAAGTCTACTACTACTTGATCATTACCTATAGACAGGAAATTCTTAATTTTTAGTTCGGTAAAGTTTACGTATTTCATTTTACGGTATCAAATAAAGAGCAGGTATAATCTACTACTTCCTTTTTATTGTTTATATCTAACATGTTTACGAAGTCGTTGATGGCTTGCTTAATGTCAACTCCAGATAAGTCATATTCTTCATCGCTTTCTATTTTAAGTTTATTATAATTTACATCATAATCAATCCTTAATTCACAAGGTTTGCAAGTTAAGAATTTAGTAGTTAAAGCATCTAAATGCTCAGTGCTAATATTTTTATCAATTATTAATTTTATAATATTGCCAGGTAATATATTTTCAAATATATATTTTACCTCTTTATCATTACGTTTAATTAAATTGCTTAAAATAATTTTTATATGCTGAGGAGATATATCATTATCTACCCATTCATGTTGATCAGTTGAAAAATCGTATATATAAAAACCTTTACGTGAACCACTATCACCGAAATCCATTTCAAAAGGATTACCTACGTAAACTATTTTTACTTTTTTATTATTATAATATTTTATATCTTCTCTATGAAAATGCCCGGAGTAAATGGTTGATGCTTTATCTACAAGTAATTCAGGATCATCACCATGATCACAAATCTTATAGGCATTCATTCTAAAATTTTCTAACTCAAAATGACCGAATAAAATATCACTTTCTGGAATATCATTCAAATTAGTACCCCAAGGACAAAAAGTAACTCTTTTATCATTCATATCGATAGTAGTTAACTTATCATATATAGTTACATTATTATAACCTTTAAAAATGCTTAAACTATTAATTTCACTTGTATCTTTATACCATGCATCATGATTACCGGTTATCATTATAATTTTAAAATCTTTAAACATATCTAAAAGATCTTTAGCAAAGTTTAAAGTTTTAACAGATATTTCATCTCTATAATGAAAGAAGTCCCCACAAAATATAATAGTTTTTATATTATTGGTTTTTAGTTGCTTTATATACCACTCAGTCCATTTTCTAGAGACTCCTAACCAGAAATCACTATTTTGATGAACACCGAGATGTAAATCAGAAAAGATTGCTATCTTATTATCCATTAAAAAGTATCTTCTTCGTCTTGAGTTGGTTTAATATAAACCATACCACCAGCAGATTCAATCATTTCTTCTTCGTATACTTTTTCTTTATATTGACTAACTGTTTCGGTATGTTTCTTTTCTTTCTTTATTCTATTAATAAATGCATGAAAGGCAATTGTAGTAAAGTAAGAAAAAGGATTATAAGATGAGGTTACATCAAATTTTTTATTTTTAACTGCAGTAAACATTTTAACTAATGCATCTCCGACCATTTCATCACGATATGTATAATTAATAAAGTTACTTGAATAACTTAAACCGTGTGCAATTTTAGTTATCATTTCTCCTAAGATTTTAGTACAATCATCAGTTTTATAATATTGAACTAACTCTTCTTTAAACTCAGCAGGGTTAACGTAAAACTCTGTTTTCTTTGGTTTAGGACCCCTCTTCTTACCAGTTGCTTTTTTATTAGCCATAATTTCAATTATAATATAAATACTTTATTTTTCAACTATTTCCGTAATTTTATATGGTATATTTTCTTGATGATAAATATCTTTTCTCTTATCACCATGCCTTTCACCATATTTTAGTTTATCAGCAAAATCGATAATTACTAATTTTTCTTTATTATCATTAAGACGTAATCCTCGACCTATAGACTGGATAGTACGTATAAAACTTTTACCACCAGAAGCAAACATAATCATATGTATGTTTTTAATATTTATACCAGTACTAAAAATAGAAGTCATTGCTATACAAATTACGTTATTATTTTTTTCCATTATCTTTTTAACTCTATCTCGTTCCTCAACTTCTACTTCACCTTTAACGAAAAACACTTGCTTATCACTACATTCATTTAATTTATCATATAAAGCATCTCCATGCGCTAAGTGATTAACTAATATAAGAGAATTATTACCAAAATTATTACAAATATTTTTTATAAGATTATTTCTATATTCGTTAGTATAAATAAAATCTAATTCTTCTCTATAATGATTATCAGTACTATAAACTGGTTTTATTTTATATTTCGGTTCAATTATACTAACCCTAACATTAGTTAGATATTTTTCTAAACGTAAAGCATAACTATCTTTATCATAAATTACGCTTCCTATCTTACCTAATATATTCCATTCATCAGGTTTATTATCAGGTAAGGTACCAGTTAGACCAAACTTATGATTAGTTTGTATTTGTTGTACTAACTTACTTATCTTATTACCTTTCTTAATCGTATGACATTCATCTATTACTAATACATCGACATACTTTAGAAAATCAAAGTCATCAAACTGACTTTGTAATATACCTCTATTTGCAATTATTACATTAGAAGTTAAGTCAGGTTTTATTTTACCTGTCCATCTTGTATATTTAAATTTTACATTATAATCTTCAAAATCTTTATACGTCTGATTTACCAATCCAAGATCAGGTACTATAATTAAACATTTAAAATTTTCATTGAGTTTAAACATACTCATTAGTAAAGAAGCTATAGTTAAAGTTTTACCACCACCAGTACCGAGTTTAATAATACCTCTACCAAACTTTAAACATTCCTTTAAAGCATCTTCTTGATAATCTCTTAATTCATATGTTAGTTCATTATATATTTCACCGTCTTTATAACTCGGCTTAACTATAGATAAAATATCAGGAGATATATTAATATCTTCATCAGGAAATTCAGTCTTTATAAAAGTTAATATATTAAAAAATAATCCAGGCTCAAATAACCCGGTAGGAGTAATACAATATATCCTCGTGTTAGCATAAAATCGAGCTCTACCTTTTAATCTAAATCTTGCAGTATCATCTTTTACGCTAAAATGTTCTCTTATAACATCTAAATGATCACATTGCAGTTTTATTTTATTTCTATCGTATGTAAAAGATATCATAACTGTTCCATTTTCATAATCTCAATAATATTTTTAATATCAAATGAGATACTACTAAACGTTTTTTCAGTTTTTTCTAAAAATTCTACTATCAAAGATTCATCATTAATCTTCTGATTTATTTCTTTCATTTTAGGATGTTTATAGCTTGCTTTTTCTGCTATAGGCGCTGTAATTTTAATAGCACTAGTTTTTATAATTTCATCCATTACTTGCTTTTTTATAGCTTCTTTTTCTTGCTGCAGTTTATAAAGATTTTTTTTATGTTGTATAAGTTTACTTACCCAAAAATGCTTACGAGAAGGAGTTTTCATAGATGACTCTTTAATATTAAATTCGTTTATTTCTAAATCCTTTTCAATTTCAGATATATATTGCTCTATAATATTCACACTCTTATTATAAATACTTATATGCGAAAAACAAGTCTATATGAAAAGAAATTTAAAGTCTTATTAAGTGAAGATAATTATGAACTAATGAAGCAAAGTATGGGCGGTACTTTCAGAGACTTTATGAATAGTTTGGTAGGTAAAACTAGACGTCAAATTTTTGATGCTGGTTCATTCGCTTTTTTATATTCAGGAAACAAATATGGTATGACCAATGCTGCATTTGATACAAAAAATCCTGAAGTACTTATAGCTAAATTTTTACAAAACTTAGGAAATTATCTTAATAAAGGATTAGAAAGACCTCGTATATATGAAACTGAAGAGTTTAAAAAGAAATATGATTACTATGGTGAACATAAACGACTTGAAAAAGAAAGAATGGAATTAGGTAAAAAAGCAATTAGTTTACCACCCGGTCCGGAAAAAGAAGCTGCACGTAGTAAATTTTATCAATTTCAAAACGACGGTAAGTATTTAACAGCTAGACGTGAAGCTATAGATAAAGAAGATAAAGAAGTAGAAAAATTTCATAACGCACCTCTAAAACTTGAAGATTTACAAAATGATGGTTCAGGTGATTACACTCAATTAGGATTAATGTACCAAAAAATATTAAGAATGAGAAAAGGTTTAAATGAAAAATTAGATCCTAAAAAACATGATGCAGGTGATTATGTAAAAGATTTTGCTAAGTCTAAAGCTCCACAATTTAAAGGTAAGTCTAAAAAGAAAAAAAGAGAAATGGCTATAGCTGCTTATCTTGATGCTAAAGATGAAAGTCAAGAATATAAAACACCATACATGAGGCATGGCTTTCCTTCAGGGCGCGAGG